GATCCTATTCGTACTTCTGAGAATCCTAATAAGAAATTTAAGGTTTACGTTAAGAACGACAAAGGTAACGTTGTTGTAGTTCGCTTTGGTGATCCTAATATGGAAATTAAAAGAGACGATCCAGCTCGTCGTAGAAGCTTTAGAGCTCGTCACGGATGTGATAATCCTGGCCCTAAATGGAAAGCAAAATACTGGTCTTGTTATCAATGGCGAGCCGGTGCAAACGTTGACAATTAATAAATATCAATAAAAACGAGTAGAGATATGAAAAAGTTTAAATCACACATGAACGAAGCAGCACCTAAGGTGGATCCTGATAAGTATGCAGCTCATATGGCTCGAAATAAAAAGCCAAAGAAAATAACTTCTACACAGAAAAGTATTTCTGACGTTGCAAAGAAAGCCGAGAAAATGGCTATGAAAGAAGATCATTCTGAAAAAGCAGCAGCACACAGAAGAGCAGCAGCTAAAACAAGAGATCCTCGTAAGAAAGCTTTACATGCTAAAGCAGCAGCAATTCATGACGATGCGGCGACTGCTTTACCATCTGAAAAGAAAAAGGCAAGTGATGCAGCAAATAAGTTTACGCGTGAAGCTGGGTTAAAAACTGAAGGTGTAAAAGGTGCATTAGGTGGAGCCCTAGGTGGTGGCGCAGCCGGAGCAGCAGCAGGATACAAATACATGGGTAAACCGGGTGCTGTAGTTGGTGGATTAGGTGGAGCACTTATTGGTGGTTCATTTGGTTCTGGTGCAGAAGATGGATATAAGTTTGCAAGACGCCCTAAGAAGAAAAAAGTACAAGAGGGAAGCTGCGGTTCAAGTACTCGTAAGAAAAATATTAGTGAATACAGCGATGAAGAATTAGCATCTCACGCTAACAAAGCAATTGCAGATAAGAAAAAAGCAGCGATTGAAAAAGATGAAGTAGCAAAGCCAACTGATAGAGAAGATAGAGCTGTTGCACATCTAAGAAAGCGCAGACCAGGTTCAGACTTAACTAAAGACAAAGAGGAAAGATAAATGTCAGATAACGTAAAGGAACTCTTCCTTAAAGCACTGGAAGAAAAATACGCGAAGAAGTCGGCAAAAACAGACGACGGTGACGGTATGGATGCACCAGGCGAAGAAGATGCTGACGTTGATAACGATGGCGACTCAGATAGTTCAGATAAGTATCTTCTAAAGCGCCGTAAAGCTATTGCAAAAGCAATGAAAAAAGAAGAAGCTGAAGATCTTGATGAAGATGTAACTGATGATTATAAAGATGCTCACGGTAAGGCTGAAAAACATCATAGGAGTATGGCCCATAAACATTGGAAAGCAATGGATGCAGCTAAGGAAAACGGCGATCATGAAGCTGCTGAAGCTCACGGTGACCAAGGATACGAACATTCTTTTTTCGCAGACCGCCACAAGCACGAAGCTAGACACGGTGCATCACGTGGACAAGCTAGAACATTTAAACGTCTTGCCCGAGAGGGTGGCATGGTAACTAAAAAATCTAAAGCTATGGGTATGAAAGAAGAGTTTGAACTTGATGAAGATATTACACACCAGACAGTAAAGCCACCGAGTCATACTAAAAAGTTTTCTCATAGAGATAATCGTGACATAGATAGCATCGAAGCTCCCGGTAATAAGCGTCATACTGTAACGAGTAGTCAAGCAGATGCTCATGATAAAACTGCTGCACATCACAATGAAGTTGCGGATGCTCATACAAAGGCAAAAGAAAAATCTTCTAGTCCAACTTTACAAAGATTGCATCACCAAGCCTCAGTCCATCATAAGAAGGCAGCAGAAGCACACTTTAATGCTTCTCATTCTAGTTCAGGTGAAGATAAAGATGGTTCTATTGAAAAAAAGGCAAAGGATCTGCATATGGCATACCATCTAACTATGCATGCTAACAAGATGTCTCAAGAAGTAAGAAATAAGGGTTCTAAAGCAAAGCGTATGAATGAAGAATCAGTTGATGAAGGTATCCTAGGAGCAATCGGTGGTGGTGCGATTGGAGCCGCCCTTGGTAATAAATATGCTACAAAGCTTGCAGGTGCCGGTGCATTAGGTGGTGCTAAACTTGCGGCTAAGCTTGGAATGAATATGGTGAAAGGTGCTAAATATGGAGCAGCTGCAGCAAAAGCAGCTCCAACAGTGGCAGGTGCTGTTATTGGTGATAGACTAACAGGTCGCCGTAAGAAGAAAGTTAACGAAGAAGAGATGTATGAGGAAGAAGTATATCTAGTAGCAGCTGAATTCTTACTTGATGAAGGTATTGATTATAACGATCTAACAGAAGATGAATTAAACGAGTTCTTAGGTCGTATGGCAAAAGCTATGGGTAGAGGAATTAAGCGTCAGACCATTGACCGAGTAACAACTTCTGGTCGGGCTGATAGAGCACAACGTGCTGCAGATAAAATGCAAAAGAAAAACGATACTGTAGCTCGTTTACAACAACAAAAGAAACGAGTGCAACAACAAAAAGATAGAGCAAAAAGATTGAAGCAGGGTAGAGCAACACCTATGGATAGAAGCCAACAAGGTGCGCAGCCTGCGTAATAAATAAACTCAGTAACCCATACATTCAAGGAGAAAGAAATGGCACTTTGGGGAAAAACAGACGCAGCTGCTTCAGCACCAAAATGGTTGGAAACAGATGCTAATAACACAAACAAGTCTAACGACGAAGACAACGCAATCTTTGTAGATACTACAGAGGCAGGTATTGCTGGTAACCGTGCAAAAGGTATTAAGACACCGGGTTGGGGTCTATATCATACATATACAGATCAAAACGGTAACACTCGTCACAAGTTTGAGAGTCTTATTCCAATGAAAGTATCTGCTGGTGACGCCGGAGACGCCGGTGTAACAGGAACAGGTGACGATACTATCGTAGCTGATAGCTAATGTAGAATAATTAGATGATGAGATTGACAGAACCAACATTTCTGTTATATGCCGCACAATTTTACGAAAATCCTCATTGTTCCGATATTACTGAGTTCGATGAGGATTTAAAACGCTTTCAATACTTAAGAAAATTGTTTGGAAGATATAGGCAAGATAACGACCTCAAAGAAAGGTTGATTTTAAACCACTTAATTGTGATATATAATGTGTTTGGACCAGAAGCAACAAACATGTTGTTCATGAAGCTACACGAGTACCATGAATATCTCAAGCCATTTGTAGAGTATTTAAACTTTATGCCTGAGGTAGTGAGATATGATGGCATAAGCTTACATAAAGATAGTATTGTTTCTGACAGTGAAATAAAAGAAAAACTCAAAAGGATCTAGACGATGATCGTCGACTTATTTTTAGTATATCAATTTATTCGTAGATTAGCTACACCTTTTAATAAGTGGGATGCTTACAAAGAGGGCATCATCGATGATAAAGGTCAAGTTTTAATTAAACGAAAAGATTTTACTAAGAAGTCTCAGCGTAAAGCTTGGGGTACTTTTGATATTATGATTGCTAATCTGAAAAAGTTACTCGCTAAAGTGCCAGGTGGTAGCTCACGTTTGGCATCATACGCTGCTGCGCTTTTCCTAATTAAAGAATACAAAGCATTTACTGATGAGTCTATGCTTACAGAAGACATGTCTGATGAAGAATTAGATGAATCTATCCAATTGTTTCATAGTAGATATAATCATTATACCACACTGAGCGAGAGTGTCAACCGAAAAATGCAACCAGTTCGTTGGAAAAAGGCTGGAAATAACGGTGAAATTCAAGCTACAATCGGTGGAAAAAAATATCAAATCGAAAAAGCATTAGATCATAACGAACGCCATAAAGGCGAGTGGAAAGTTATGGTATGGGATAAACGTGGCTGGGAGTGGGAAACCACCGAGTACGGTAAAGCTAATGCTAAAGCATGGATTATGGATAGACTGAAAGAAGAAAATATTGAAGAAGATACACCAGTAAATAACGTAGGTGATGGTGCTATCGCTGGTATGGATGGATCTGCATTGTCTGTAGCAGCTCAAAAGAGATGGACAAAAAAGAATAAATCTAAAAAATTGAAGTTTGTTAAACAGGAGACAAAAGAATGATTACATTAGAGCAGTTCAGCGCTATGATCCCAAAGAATAAAAATCCAGAAGAGTGGTATGAAGCAGCTGCACCTTTGTTTGAAGAATACAAAATTAATACACCAAACCGTATTGCTGGTTTCATGGCTCAATGTGCTCATGAATCATTAGACTTTACTCGTTTGGAAGAGAACCTTAATTATAGCGAAAAAGCATTGAATGCAGTGTTTGGTCGTTATTTTGGTGAAGGGAAAAGAGATGCTAAAGATTATGCGCGCAAGCCTGAAAAGATTGCAAACTATGTCTACCAAGATGAATTCCGATCTAAGCGAGGCGCAATGGGTAACGTTAACGACGGCGATGGGTGGCTCTTTAGGGGGCGCGGAATCAAACAACTTACTGGCCGGAATAATTATACAGCGTTTGGAAAAACAGTCAAAATGTCAGCAGAAGAAGCAGCAGAATACGTAGCAACACCAAAAGGTGCTATTGAGTCGGCTTGCTGGTTCTGGAAAACAAATAAACTTGCTAAATGGGCTGATGATGGTGACAATGTAGGGTTGACAAAAAAGATAAACGGTGGTACTATAGGACTAGATGATAGAAACCGACGTTGGGAAGAAGCTCTTGCTATTCTTGGTGGTAAAGTACCGGCGCCAAAGAAAGCTAAAAAGTCTGCACCTTCAAAAGCTCGTACACTACGTAAAGGTATGAAAGGTGAAGACGTTGCAAACATGCAAAAAGCTATTGGTGTAACAGCTGATGGAGACTTTGGTTTTGGAACTCTTACAGCTGTAAAGAAATGGCAAAAGAAAAATGGTTTGACTGCTGATGGTATCGTAGGGCCTGCAACACAAGCCAAAATGTTTGGATAATATAAATAGAATATCTAATTCATAACAAGGAGACTAACATGTCACTAGAAAAGATTGTAGCAGAAGTTATTGAAAACAAGCCTCTAGATATGAAAGAGGCATTTGAAGAAGAAATGAAAACTCGTATCGCAGCAGCGCTTGAAGAAAAGTACAAAAAAGCGATGAAAGAAGAAGATGACGAGGAAGACGAAGATGATGATGAAGATGATGATGATGAAGATGACGAGGAAGACGAGTAGTCTATAGGAGAAAATCAAATGGATTTTAATTTTAAACAAAAGATCATCGATAGATTAGGCAATCTCATAGAAGATACTGGTACACAAGAAAAAGTGTTGTCAGAAGCAGTTGATGATCATGCTGAAAATCATCGGTCGGTCATTGATCACATTGCTATGAAGCATGCCGAAAACGCAGGTTACCATGCTATAGATAAAAGCGATCATGAACTTGATAAGCTTCATCATGCTCATAAAGAGCTTGCTAAAATACATGATGCTCATGCAACCATTCATAGGGCAAATGGAAATCATGAAGGGGCGGATGCTCATGAAGAGGCAGCTCATGATCATCGTGTTCACGCACAGATTTCAACAAACTCTTATGGTAAAAGAATTTCTCATAAAAATCTTGAAAGTCATGAAGAATACGATCAAGGGTCAGGAATGGCAAATGAAGCTTCAAGAGATGCGATGAAAGATCATCCTCTATAAAGAGGAAACAAAATGGCTAGA